TATCTAAATTCGATACAGCAACCCTTGCAGACAAAGGCGCTCCAATCAATATCGTTTCTCCTTTGGGCGATGTGGTTATTGGTAGCGATGGCAACCCAATACAATTTTTTGTGCTTGGCCAAGACTCTAAAAAATTCAAGGCTGATATCAATGAGGCCCGACGCCAAGCTATGGCACAGACCAAAACAAACAACAAAAAAACCAAGTCGCCAGATGACGAAGAGGCCGAGGCAATTGTTCGTATTGCTGGCTACACAGTTGGCTGGACTAACAACTTTGAGCTCGATGGAGATAAATTCCCGTTCAGCCAAGAAAACGCAATAAAGCTTTACAGCGATGCCCGGTTCCAATGGATTTATGAGCAAATCAATCGCCAAATAATGAACCGCGCTAATTTTTTGCAGGCATAGCCGAACAGTTATTGACGTATGTTCGGCATATGGGGTGGCTACACGCCCCATATAAAATTAACAAAGATGATGTAAGCAAGTCGCGCTATAAAAGGCTTTCAGATCGGGATATAGATTCGCCCGAATTGAAAATGCCTGATGTTGATTCTCATGATTACGTTTTAGAGATGTTTTACGAAACGGGAATGATAATGAACGGCGCGCACGGTGCGGTGCCAATCACATGGACTGAATTGCGCAACTATAGCGACCAGTCTGGCAATGTGTTGACGCCGTGGGAAAGCAGCATGGTTATGAAGCTCTCAAGGGCCTACTGTAGCGCTTACCATGACGGACAAGATGCGGCAGCATTACCGCCGTACATGCCGGATGATGAGGGCTTAATAGCCAAGCAACGGGCTAGCGTTTCAAATGCCCTCGCATCAATGGGTGCGCAAATGAAAGACGCGAAACCAAAGCCAAGAAAGAAACCTAAGCCAGCCTAATAAGCTGGCTTTTTTATTGTTAGCGATAGGCTATAATGCTGCGAAACTCAATAGGTATTTGTTATGGATCTCGCAGAAATTGGTATTCGCGCTGACGTAACCCAGCTACAAAAAGCTGTTCGCGAATTAAATAAGCTTGCCGATCAGGGGGAGCGCACAGAATCACGAGTTAGCGGATCTATGAAGACTATTGGGGTCTCTTTTTCTTCGCTAACAACAACAATAGCTAGCGCGGTATCGGCCAATAAAATTATTGATTACGCGGACTCGTGGAAACAGGCGTCCGCGCAGCTTAGGCAGGTTACAGATTCAGGATCAGAATTGCTAACTGTTCAAATGCAACTTGCTGGCGTAGCAGACAATACAAGATCAAGCCTAGAATCCACAATTTCACTATATGCAAGTTTGGATAGAGCTACCGAATCGCTAGGGCTAAGCTCAAAAAATGTTTTGGGTATTACCGAGACAATAAACAACTTATTTTTAGCTGGTGGCGCAAGCTCAGCCTCTGCTGCTGCTGGCATAACGCAGCTTTCACAGGCTTTTGCCTCTGGCGTCTTGCGTGGCGATGAATTTAACTCGGTGGCAGAAAATGCACCTAAGATTTTAGACGCTCTAACTGCAAAACTAGGTAAAACGCGCGGAGAATTACGCGCAATGGCAGAAGGCGGTAAATTGACTGCCAAAGTATTGGCTGAGGCTCTTATTGATTATAGTGATGAAGCTCAAAGATTGGCTGATACAACCGAAAAAACATTTGGACAATCAATGCAGTCTGCGAGCAATAACGCTATAGAGTTTGTTGGAAATTCAAAAGTATTAAACAGTGCGGTAGATGGTATAGCTAGCAGTATTGAATTTGCTAGTGAAAACCTAGATGAATTTGCCGCTGCTGCTGCTGCCGTATCGATTGTTGTAGGGGTTAGGCTTGTATCATCTATGGCCGCTGCTGCCACAGCATCAATTGCTGCTGCCGGTGCAGCAGGAACGGCTAGCGCAGCGTTAGCGGCTATTGGTGGGCCTGCTGGCGCTGCAATTCTTGCTGGCGCTGCAATATATTATTTTGCAACAAGTGCAACCGATGCAGAAAAAGCAGTAGAAAAATTAAATCCTAGTCTTGATGGGTTAAGCGAAAGATTTAATGCTTTGGGTAGCGCTCAAAAGAAGCTTGTTTCAAAGCAATATCTAAAAGACATTGAAGATCAGAAAAAACTTGTTGATGAGCTAACATATTCAGTTGGCTGGCTAAGCAAGGCGTCTGCTGGATCGCTTAAAGGTAGAGAATTTCTTGGGTTTGGTGGATTAGACGAGGCGCAGGCAGAGCTTGAGCAAGCAAAAAGTAAGCTTTCTGATCTGCAAAAACAATTCAATGAAATGAACCCGCCTAACGCTAAATTTGAAGAATGGTTTAATGGCATTATAAGTGTTGATCGAGCCATGGGCGTGCTTGTTGCAAATACCGGCGATGGTGTGCGTAAAATTTGGAGTATGTTTGATAAACCGCCAAAAACAGAAGTTATTAGCGATGAGTTTAAAAAATTATCCGCTGAGAATGACGCGCAAGAAAAAGGGCTAGAAAAACAAAAAGAGAAATACGAGTCATTAAATGAATCAATAAAAGAGCATGTTGCGCTAATGTCCAGCATGGAAAGCGATATCAACGCAGGCATTGATAAATCGTTTGAAAAAAATATGACCAATCTAAATGAGTCATTTGATGCTGCCGCCGAAAACTCAAAAACGCTTGACGATATGATCAAAAAAGCTGATGAGTTTGGTGGTGCGTGGTCGCGCACTGGATCGATTATTGTTGATGCGTTTGGTTCTATTGCTGATTCGCTCGAAGATTACACTAAAAAAATGGAAGAACTGCGCATTCAGAAAGAGGCAGCAGACAATTTCAAGCCAACTAATGCTATTGATGAAATAAAAAATGAAAAGCTAAAAATAAAACTAGCGGAAGAATCTACAAAGGCTCAAATAGGCGGCTATGGGAAAATAGCTGGCGCAGCAGCGACAATGTTCAGTGAGCAATCAAAAGCCCGTAAGGCGCTAAACAATGCCGAGAAAGTATTCACCGCGATAGAGATAGGTTTGGCCCTACAAAAAGCAGCAGCGAACGCCACAAGCGCAATCACGGCGGCATTTGCGGCACCGTGGCCAATTGGTTTCGCATCTGGCGCGGCGATGATTGCAATTATGGCGGGATTGGGCGTATTTAGTGGATCAAGTGGCGGAGGTGGGCCAAGCGCTGCTGACATTCAAGAAACGCAAGGCACTGGCACAAATCTTGGCGACTCAAGCGGAAAGTCTGACTCCATCAGTAATGCATTTGATGAATACAGCGATATTGCTTTGGATCAGCTGGCAGAATTGCGCGGTATTCGCAGCGCGATGAACAGCCTTAATGATGGAATAATGGGGCTTGCGATCTCGCTGGTTAGAGGGGGGCAGTTCGAGGGCGCAAATATATCTGGTCTTGGTAAAACAAACAGCACTGGAATTGGTGGCGCTATCTCTGGATGGGTTCTTGGCACAACAACCAAAAAACTTGTTGATACTGGACTTCAGATTGGCTCGCAAGAACTTGGCGACATAATGGCTGGCGATTTCGAGGCGTTTTATTACAACACAATCAAGACCACCAAGAAAAAACTGTTTGGACTATCAAAGAAAACAAGCACCCGCGATGAATTAACGGGCGCTGATGCTGGGCTATCCGATCAGCTATCCGACATCTTTATTTACTTGGGCAGTGCGGTATCTGGATCGCTCGATGTTCTAGGCGTCGATGCTGCAAATGCTATCGAAGCATTCCAAGTAAATATTGGGAAAATATCTTTTAAGGACTTAAGCGGCGATGAAATTCAGGCAGAGCTTGAGGCTATTTTTGGTGCGCAGGCTGACTTGCTCGCTGAGTACGTGTTGCCGCAAATTGAAGAATACCAGCGCATGGGTGAGGGTGCATTTGAAACCTTGATGCGCGTGTCAAAAGAGCAGGCTGTATTCGATGACGCTCTTGAGAAAATGGGCGTTAGTCTTAGCGGCCTCTCTGGATTGATTCGCCTTGATGTCGCGCAGTCGATTATTGACTTAATGGGCGGCCTTGAAGAATTTAGCTCAAAAACATCCACATACTTTGAGAAGTTTTTCCGCGAAGACGAAAAAATCAAGATGCTGGGCGACTCGTTGAAAGAGGCATTTGGTTCTATTGGCCAATCCGTTCCAGCGACGCGTGAAGCATTCCGCGCAATCGTTGAGGGTATCGATTACACCAGCGAATCAGGACAGTATTTGTTTGCATCGCTTATGGAATTAGCCCCAAGCCTTGACCAGTATATTAGCGCTATTGAGAAAGAGGCGGCAGCAAAAGAGAAAGCGACAACGGCAACAAAAGACTACGCAGCAATCGCCAACAAGCAGGCTGACTTGCAAATTCAGCTTATGGAAGCGCAAGGCTTGGCGACTGAGGCGCTGGCTGCTCGCAGATCGCGTGAGCTGTCACTGCTGGATGAATCACTGCGCCCATTGCAAGAGCAAATCTGGGCCCAGCAGGATTTGAATAAAGCGATGGACGCTACAAATGCAAATATGAAGCGCGTTGCTGATGAGCGTTACAACTTGGAGACAAGGCTTCTTCAGGCGCAGGGAAACACACAGGCGTTGCGTGAACGTGAACTTGCTGCGCTCGACGCATCAAACAGACCGCTACAAGAACAGATTTGGGCGCTCGAAGCGAAAGCCGAGGCTGACGCAAGCGCTGCGCAGTCAGCGCAAGATGCCGCCGATGCTCAGCAACGCGCACATGATGAGGCGGTTCAGGCGGCAAAAGATGCGGCAGAAGAGCAGGCGCGCTTGATTAAAGGCACTCAGGATGCGCTCACGGGCGCTATCCGCAAGCTGCGCGGCGAGAGTGAGCAACTCAATGATCTTGACCGCCAGCGCGCTAAGAACACGCTAAACGCTGCACTGGCTGCGGCTCAGGCTGGGCAGTCAATTGTTGGATTCGCAGGGCTTGAGGATGCGCTTACAGCTGTTAGCAATATCGACAAGTCTGCATTTGTAAGCGCAGAAGATTATCAGCGCGAGCTTGCCCGCACGCTGTCAATTTTGGATAGATTGAGCGGGTACGCTGGAATGCCTACATCATCAACAACGCCAATTATCAGCAATGGCGCGCTGGCCATGCAAACGCAAACCAATCAGCAAATGGCGCAAAACATGGCGGCTGTTGAGGACAAGATGACAGATTTAACGGTAAAGATCGAAGAAAATACCAAGCGAACAAAAATGATGCTGGAAAGATGGGAGGCTATCGGCATGCCAGCATCAAGGGCATAAGCTATTGGTGACTAGGTTTTAATAGGCTGTTACAATAGCCAGCATACGCTAAAGCATGGTGACTAAATGCATATAATCCGGCCAGTTGACATAGGAACAGCAGAAATAACGGCAACAAATGCGGTGCCTGTTAATACTGCTTGGTCGTCTGCTACCGGCTACACGATTGGACAGAGGGCAGAAAAGTCTTTCCGTGTGTATGAGTCAGTATTTGCAGGAACGAACACGAACCACGACCCAGACACTGACACAGCAAACGGAACTGTTATTGGCACTTATTGGCAGTACATTGAGGCCACAAACAGCCGGATTATGTTCGATTACACTCGCAGCGGCGATGAATATCAGACGTTTCGCAGCGGCGATATAACTGTAACGCTTGAGCCTGCCCAAGGCATTACTGACACAATTGCTTTTTTTGGATTGAACGGCGACACAGTTACGATAACTGTTACTGACCCAACTGACGGTGTTGTTTATGATGAATCGTTTGATTTGCGCGATGATTCAGCGGTTTACGATGGTTACACATACTGTTTTGAGCCCATCATTAAGTACACAGAGCTTATTGTTGACGACTTGCCAGCCTACGGTGGCACGGAATTAGAAATAATTATCGATGCTGGGGTGAATATAGCAAGATGCGGAAAGTGCATAGTAGGCTTTAAGAAATTTATTGGTGACGTTGTTTTCGGTACTCAAGTCGGAATTATCAGTTATTCAAATGTCGAACGCGAATTTGGCCGCGCTGTTATTCAGTCGGGCGATTATAACCGTTTTGTTGACTACAAGATTGGCGTAGAGACACCGTATAACCGAGAGGTTCAGAAGCTTTTAACTGGCTTTAGGGATCGCGCAATAGTGTTTATCGGTTCTGACGAAGATTACTTGGAGACAACGCTGTACGGTGTTTACAAAGACTTCACTCTTTCGCTAGATAACCCCGCGATTTCATCACTTTCAATGCGTGTAGAGGAACTATAATGGCAGTTACACCTCCCCCACTTATTACCACTGACGTTTCAGACCCGCCGAATCGCGGGCAAGAGCAGGCTGTATTCAGCCCAAAGATGGACAGTTTTCTTGCGTCATTCAATCCATTTAAGGTTGCGCAAAACACGCTGGCCGGATGGATTGAGACAATAGCAAATCTTGTCGAAGGCTGGGCAAACTCAGCAGATGCAGATGCAACTACGGCCACAGCTCAGGCCGCTATTGCAACAGCGGCGGCAAGCAGCGCTATAAATTCCCCCGGAACTAACGCCACCAGTACAAGCACAATCACCCCTGTTATCGGCGCTAATTCATTTACGCTTGCACAGACTGGAAAGGCTTTTGTGGTTGGGCAGTTTGTGACTGTTGCGGATGAGACAACGCCTACAACTAAATTTTTTAGCGGCGCTATAACCTCGTTCACTTCTGGCACAGGAGCAATCACGGTAAATGCTAATGTGGTTGTTGGAGGAACATCCGGCAGCTCTTGGGTTATTACCGCAAGCGCGCCAGCTCAGGGCGAACAATTCAACTCCCCTGTTCAGTCCTTCGTAGCGCTTGGGAATGTTAGCGGAACCGTAAATATAGATTTACGCACAAGCCTTGTGTTCACCATGACGTTGACAGGTAACACTACGCTCACATTCACAATGCCTACGCTCTACACTTCCTCCACGAGCGTTGCGGTATCACTAAAAATAACCAAGTCCGGTAGCCAGACTTTATCATTTCCGGCAGGAACAGATTGGCACGATGGCGTAGCCCCCACTTTAACCGTTGGTGGAACAGACGAACTGCTATTAACAAAGGATGGTTCGGCGGATTGGGTTGGATCACGCGCACGTAAGGCGATAGCGTAATGATCGGAGTATCTTACAACTTGCAGCGAATTGTGACGGTAAACGCCCCGGTAACCCCAACATTTACCGCACCCGCCACAATGACCAGCATAAATACATTAAGTGGAAGCGGCACGTTTAGTTTTCAGTTCAACTCCAACAAGCGTACCTGCACTACAAATGTTACTGGATCTGTTGGGGGCTCGGGTGCGTCATCATTCACGTACTTTGGCGCTAGCGACCTAGTTGATCCGTCTGACTACGAAGTTATGGTCACTTTAGGCTCGAGTGTTGGCAACTCTGACATTACGACCGCCGGCGGAAGTGCGACTTTGGGAGTGTGGATATCGTTAAGCAGCTCGCCATTGTATAGCTTTTCTTGCAGCGATAGGCGAGGGGGCACTAGGCCAATTACTGTGGCGATACGCCATAAGGTGAGTACCGGCGTTACTGCGTCAACCAGCATCACGATGAATCAAAGTAGCGATGCTGTCACTCCTACGTTTAGCGGCATTGGCGGCAGCTTGACGCTAACCAGAACAACGACAAATTCATACCTTGGGATTTATATAAATTCAGCGTCGTCTGCAAACGCAGGAAGATTTAGAACGTATAAAGAAACGACAGTAGATAGTGACATTGGATTTACTTTTAGCACGGGGTCAATTCCTGAGTCTGAGTACGAATACATCTCAATTAGCTTATCTATAACGCCTTCGGGATCGCTATCTTTTAGCGGAGGTTCGTACACAGACATCTCTACTGCTAGGGCTAATGCGCCGTCAAACTCTGGCGGTGGCGCGCTCTATTTTGCAAATAATGTGATGCCAGCAGGCGTAGGAGTTATTCGCTTCACAATTCGGCATAAGCTTGACCAAGCAAAGTCCGGCTTTTTTGATAAAACATTCCAGACTTTTTAGGTGATTAGATGATAATCGTAAATAAACAAACGCTTGAGGTATACGACTCAGAAGAGTTGCGCACCAATCCGAGCTATCGTCATAATATTTGGGATTTTTCTGATCCTGAAATGCTGGACGAGGTTCTTGCAGAAAATGGGCTTGCGGTATTGCAGATGCCTAATCAGCCGATGTTCGACTCTCGCTACCAAAAAGTAGAGTGCGGCGAGGTTGTTGAGAATGATGGCGTTTACTCTTCTGAATGGGTTCTTTCGTACCTAGAGTTGGATTTTAACGCTCGCGCAGGGTTGATAGCTGATAAAAGATTTTCAGTTGAAACCGGCGGGATAAATGTTTTCGGCACAGACATTCCGACAGATCGCCACACTCAGCAGGTTTTGACCGCGATGTACGTTCGCGCAATGGCTGATGGCGATTACACTGTCAAATTCAAAACGTCTAACGGGTTCGTTGATTTAGTCGCAAGCCAGATAATTGTTATCGCGGGTGCAGTGCATGACCACGTGCAAGCGGCTTTTGACCGTGAGGGTGAGCTTCTTGCGAGACTAGAAGGTGGCGAGAATATTACGCCTGACGATTGGGAATAAAAAAGCCCCACCGAAGTGAGGCAATTACGTAGGTGCGATTGAAGGGTCGCAAAACAAATATAGCCCAAGGTGGTCATCATGGCAAATAAATACTTTTCTGAAGCGATAGATCGTTACAATTTGTTACCCATCAAGCTCCGCCTGTTTATTGGTATGCTGATCGCTGCTAATAGTGCGTCGCTGGCGATATACTTTAGTCTTGGATTAATTGATGGTCTTGGCGCTGTCGATTATTGGGTATGCCTTGGTGTGTTTTTGGCTTATCGTGTGGCCGCTTTCATGGCCAATAAGCAAATGCCATTAACCGATGAAAACGTGGCGTTTATGAGTTCGGAGCGAACATTGTGGAACTTGGCAACGATAGCTGTTCTTGCGGTGATGTTTCTAGTGAAGCAGATTATTTCTTAAATCTTGCTATAATTGCGGCGAGAGCTATTGCTGAAATAAGAGCTTGCGGCGGAAGATCACCATATTTTAAAGCTGTTGAGCACTGCATCAAACATGTCGCCAGCGGTGGCACATTAGATAACTTTAGGCCTTTGGTACGGACGGCGACTTATGCAGGAATCGACAGACGAAAGACAGAAATCAGAGTGCATTAGCGGACAGGAGCAATTCGTTATGGAGGCTCTGAAAATGATGTTCGATGTCAGAATGCTGAGCGAGAAAATATCGAATCTTGACTCAAAGGTTGATGCAAATGATAAAAAGCACACGGCAGCTATTGGTGAGCTTAGAAAGTTTTTTGTAGACCAAAATCTGGTTGTTGTTGATAGTGTTGGCGATCTAAAAAAATCCATTGATGCAATTTCTGGACAGCTTGAGCCTATCGTTAGCCGAGAAAACAAAGCAAAGCAATTTATTCTAAAATGGTCAATTCCTACTATTTTTGGTTTGTTGGGCGTTATATTTTTTGGTGGGTACGCGAAACAACTTGGGCAATTTTTTAAGGCGGTTTTATTATGATAGAAAAAATAAGGCTGGCACTAATTAACTGGAATGTTGCCCCTCTTTGCGTTGTTGCTTTTCTTTGCTATCTCACATCTAAGCTTGTTGATAATCTGCTATTGATGACCTGCGACGCTGATGCTGCTGTTTATATTGCTTTAAGCGGGCTTGTGGCAACTATGGGCGGGATTATCTATAAGCTTTATGATTCAATGCAAGCTAACCGGAAGGTGTAAAATTACAGCAGCAATTGAAATTAGCGGGCGCATGTTAAAAAAAGAAGAGGGTTTTCGTGCTAAGCCATATCTGTGCAGCGAAGGATTCCCAACGTGGGGATATGGCGAAAAAATTGGCGATAAATACGAAGCGCTTCCAAATATCACAACGACAGAGCCAGAAGCTTACAAAAAAATGTTGGCAACGGTAACGGGAAACGAAAAAACAATTTTAAACAATCCTGATTTATACCGCTGTTATTTTCACCTCAACGATGCGCGCAAAGCCGTCATGTTGTCGATTGCTTACCAGATTGGAATCTATGGTGTGCTCAAGTTCAAAAAGATGCTTGGAGCGCTTGAGAGAGCTGATTACAGCGCAGCAGCAGACGAGATGCTTAACTCATTGGCAGCTCGGCAAACACCTGCCAGATGGAAGCGTAACGCGGAACAGATGCGATCAGGAGAGTTAAATGCCTATTATCAATCTTAGGTTTTATATCTACGCCGCTCTATTTGTCGGAGCAATTGCCTTTTTCATGCGCTATGACTATCTGTCCGAACGTGTTAAGCAGCAAGACAGCGTAATCCAGAAATACGAAGCAGCGCTCAACAAGCAGGCGCAGCAAATCAAAGACGCCGATTTAGCGCGAACTGAATACCTAACTAACCTACAGGCTGCACAAAATGAAATTGATACTTTGCGCAATAGTGTTTCTTCTGGCGCTACAGTCTTGCGCGTCAAGGCCGCATGCCCCAAATTGCCCAGCACTTCAACCTATACCGCCGGAACTATTGCAGCCTCGCCCGAACTTACAGAAGACGCTAGACAAGATTATTACTCCTTACGACAAGGCATCTCCGAAATCAACGCAAGGCTAGATTTGTGCGTTAAAACCTTAGAAGACGAGCGTAAATAATGACAAACCAAACGATAAATATATCCGCATGCACTGACGGGCTGTCCCCGCGCTATACGTCACTATATCCCGATGGTAATAGACCGTATCTATCCGGCGGCACTGCTGCGCTTGAATGGGTCACTAATGGGACACTACAGCATGGAGACTACATCGAGATTCGCACCGATGGCACAAATGATTTTGGCGCAGGCGAACCGCATTTTCAGTCTTTTTCAGTTGTTGGAGACGCTATCCATGAAAATGGTGTACTTAGTAACTACTTGTCAGGTATTGCAAACAACGAGTATATACGCGCTAGGTCGTCGTCTAACTCCGGCATGGCAAACGACCCAACTAGTCCGTGGGACGGTGCGCTCAACGTAAGTAAGACAACAACGACAAGACACGCGAATATCAATAGTGCGTTAAAGTTCAATGCTTTTCCAAATCAGACCGTAACAGGTACGGAGCTTGGGGTTTTAACTTGGCCATTGGCATATATAGGGACTGCTGGAAACAGGGTTTTAAAAGCAGGAACAAAGTTTTTCTCTAGCTGGATGTGGTACGACTACGATAATGGCGCTGAAATGATCGCCATCAAATACGGCAGCATTTCTGGGGCTTTTAGTCTTGGCGCAAACACTGTGCCAACAAAAAGTGGGAACAACATTACTGGCGGTATTGTAAATGTCGGCGAAAGAATGACTATCGTGAACCCTCTTGGAAAAACTGCACAAGGTTATGTTAACGCAGTTGATGCCGTAAATAAGATTATCTATTATTACTTGGATGTTGATCCAACAGAATGGGAGGGAAAAGAGCACTATTCTTCTGTTATCACTGGTCAAACGTCTGGCGCTGTTTGTACATTTGAAACAGTGGTGGAGTGGAACTCAAGTACAACTTTTGCAATTGGGGCGAAAGTTTACGATCCGGCTTTTGCTAAATGCTATATATCTCAGCAAAACGGCAATATCGGTCACAATCCCGTCGGTGATGGCGGGACATGGTGGGTTGTTGACAGCACTTATTATTTTGGTGAAGGCGCAAGTAAGTCGGGTCGAATTATGCAAGACCAGTTTGCTAGTGGAACAAATACCGCAACTTTAATCATCGGAGTCGAAGGAAGTATAACAGGTAAGGTTTTCCATGATGGAACCGATACGATGGTAAAATCGTATAACACTAAGCCACAGCCTCGAACTTGGCATAGGCGAACAGTATGGGTTGACTATATCGCAGATGTGAATGGTGATGTTTCATTTTATCAGATGATAGATGGAGTGCTAGATACTGTAAAGATAAACAAACATTCATTACGCAACGATATACGCCCAATCTTAAGCAACTGGGGGATTGAAGCAACCGTAGACAATGGTCACACAGCAATCTGTTCTGAGTTAAAAACATACACGGATGTATTCGGGTGCATTCTCTCCGACTCACCGACATACGCAGGAATCGACTATTCAACAGCAGAGCCGCTGATGATGACAAAAACGAGAACTAATACGACAGTAGGATTTAAGCTGTCTCGCGGCGTATACGCATCATGCGCAGGTAAATATCTTTATGTAATGCGCGACCCCGCAAACCCGATAAACACCAGCGGCCTACTGCTGGCAGGAGCATAAAATGGGAACACAGTTAATAGGCTCCAATGTTGATGCTGGCAGCAACCTAATAGTAAACGCATTAACACCTAGGGCATGGAATTTTGCAGTAACTGCTAATGGGGTTGCTGATACTCTTTACTTTAAAGCAAATAACTCGACAACGTATAAATTCGGGGTTTATTCCTTATCGTCAATTTCGGGCACTCCAACAACACTTCTAGCTACTACGGGCGATATTATAGCCACAGCCGGAAGTATTTACAGTATTGCGTTGTCTACCCCAATAACAATGTCGGTAGGTCAATTCTACGCGCTTGCAGCTAAGCCGCTTGCGGCTGGCTCTATTCGAGGGGCTGCAAGCCCAACGGCAAACCAACGCAACTCAGGCACAGATGCAACATATGCCGATCCTTTCGACCCAACGTGGTCAAACACTGGCGGCGCGACTTCAAGTACGCCAGTGATTTGGCTTGAGTCGACCGTTACAAACATAACGGCGATAGATGAGCTTGAGTCTGGAAGCACATCTACACTCACACTGAACAATGCTGGGTTTGCTGCGACAAACGTAAAAATAACAAGTGATACGATTACAAAAAATGTTTCAACGTCAGGAACAGCTACAACATTCACTTTTCCGTGTCCTTCGTGGGTTGATGGCGCAACGGCATTAAAATACGGTGCGTGTAGCGTTGTGGCGAATGATGGTGCAGTCGATACAACTGCATTTACAAGTGTGCCGTTGACGCTGCCGCCGCCCTACGCTGCCGTAGTTTTGACATCTGTTTCTGCTGACAGTATCGATAAAATTGCGGGCATATCGCCCGCGTACACGGTTAGCACTCAAGTGGTGTACAGATCAGATCATGGCACGGTTTACCCAAATGGCACTTGGGACAGCATGATATTCGATGGTGAGTACTGGGTGGATTCTGGATATACCGGAGAGACATATCTTGCGCACCGAGATCCGACAGATAAAATTGCTAGGGTTGGGGTTATTTCTATTGAAGGCGGGGTTCCAGCGCCATCAGATAGCGGCCTAACAGCCTCTGGATTAACTCACAGAGGATTTGCAGTAAGCGGCTTGACTCATAGAGGGCTTTAAAATGAAAATTGGTAGCGGTTCCGGTGAATAAAGAAAACCCCGCAATTACGCGGGGTTTTTTATTACTCCTTAGGCAGCTTCAATGGCACAACCGTATCAATTACCACCATCTTTTCCATAGTGTGCTCACCAACCTCATAAGCGAGATGCTTGAGCGCCATAGCCTCGATGTTGTCACGCGGCGAAATATGCAAGGGCAGATGCAGAACCAGAAAAAGCAGGAATAAAAAAGCCAGCGCTATAGTTGGCATACTGGCTGTATGAAATAAAAACTTAAACGCCGATAACTCTTGCCGTAAATTTTGTGGTTTTATAGACCTTCTTGTTTTTATTGTCATCAGGCACCGATAAAAATTCCAAGTTTTTTAACATGAAAAACCTATCTCTTTCTTCAATGAATTTTTTATGCATTGGATAAAGCAGGCCGAAAAATTCAAAATAGTACAGCTCTCTATGCTCTTGTCCACGATTTGGTTTGTCGTAAACAAGCTCCATTTCAATGCCCCAATGAAGCGGAACATTAATAAAACTGGAAATATCGGGCAAATGCTTTTTAAGCAGCAAGTCTCCCATAGTGTTAGTTTTTGTATCAAAGAAAAAGTGTAGCGCTTCGTCAAAATCTTGGCTTAATGGTTCGGCGTCATACCAAATAACCGTGGAGCCCATAAGCAGCTTTTTAACTCTATGCGGCAAATTCAATCCTTTAACTTTTGCGTAAATCGTTCTTTCTGTTCCGCGCATTGGTAGGTTCAATTTAAGCGCTCCACAATAAGCATGACCACTAAAATCATTAAGATAAATGTTGTTAGCATCATGGCGTATATTTGGTATTTTTGGTTTTTTTCGTCGTCATACATGATTATCATCTCTGGCAATGTCGCAGTCAGGCCGCGTTTTGTAGTTTTTCCACCAGTTACGCGGAGAACCAAGCATGTCAACCAATTCGCCTTCATCATTCTTGAAAAACCACTTAGGCAGGCGCTTAGGCTTAACAACTACGGCAGTCCACGTATCATCATTAACAGCGCAGATTCGGTGCCAGTCGTAAACGTCGAGTTCATTCTGTGCACCACCAGCAGTATGCAAAAATGCGCTTGATTGCGGCCTGAAATTCTTTTTAAGACTTACTAAAAACTCTTCAAGCAAATCAGGAAGGTTGCTATAAGGATTTGGCAACGTAACTCGATGATCTTTGCTGCCATCATCCGTTAAAAATTCCTCAGTATATCCACCACAAAGCATAACGGATTGAAATTCAAATGGGTGGCTATGTACATGCTTATCACCATCGTTCGATAGAAATCTGTGAAGCCATAGGTCTGATCCGTCGCGGAAGGTTCCGGCATAGTAGCGCTGTAGATAGCCTTGCCCATTAATGTTTATCTGCTTCATAGGCATATCAACAGTTAATCGTAATAGGGTTTGCGGGGTTAGTCGTCCCATAAAAAATCTCACTTAAATCTAATTTCAGCATCAGAAAACAATGCCATTAAAAAACCAAGAATCCACCATCATGCAGGCATATCAATAATCAGCTTTTGGCAGCCCCATTAGCTCGCGCTCAATATCTCGTTTTTTAATTGCCTCCTTTATAGTTTCAAACGTGCCAATGTGGACTGACTTAATCGTAACGACATGCTTGCCATTTTGTGTCGTGTGGATATTCATAAGCCCGCTTTTTGCGCGATTTTCTGGCCTCATTATTGGCTTGCATTTTTGTACTCTCATCGCTTTATTTTCAGCCTCGCAAATTTCTTTTTTCACAGCAACCTGTACAGGCTTTGGATTTTTTGCAAATTGCTCATGAATAATCGCTTGTTTTTTGCCTTCTGCTGCCTTGTTAAATCCTGTAGGCGTGTCTTTGCCAACTCCAAAAGGTATTTCTTTAACAATTCCGCCTTTTCTTAAAAATAAAGCAACTTGCATGCTTATTTCATCGTGTGCGCAATTATTAACATTGCAAAATGTTAGCGGTTGATTCTTCGGTGGAAGTTCTTCGCGTAAGCTCATTTTATTTATCCTCAAATTCTGGATTAATCTTTCCTTCAATTTTAATGTCGCTAGTTCTATTTTTTGGCGATCTTGCTGCATAAATTCCGGCAACAAAAACGCTTATCAGCAATAAAAAGCTGATCGCTGCAAACGCCAAATCATGGCTAAATATTCCGATTACAAGAAATGATGAGAACGCGCCGCCTAGAATTGCCATGATTAATAGCGTCGCAAATTGTTTTGTAGTTAGCATTTTATTTTGAATCCTTATATTTTCCGACTATGCAGCCAGAGTAGGTGATTACGGTGAAGCCGTCTTGGATTTGCGCCTCGTAGCGCTTAAGTTCAGCACGAATGCGGTTCATCTGCGAAAACACGCGAGCGCGCCATTTTTTATCAAGCTTGCTTGCCAGTTTCATTGCGCGAATTCCTGCCGCGTGTGCTGCGCGCAGGTCTTGGACTAGGTGGCCGATTGCTATGTAAATAGAGCGATTGCAGGCTACTACTTCATGGAAGTCGCAAGCGCCAACCATAGAGTCATGATTAGCCTGTGAATCAAGACGACCGTCTTCATCTTCGCGCTCATCAACATAGATTTTCACATCATCGTCATTGTAGTGGTTCATTTTTTTTTTGCTCCTGTTTGTTGATCCAGTGAGCGCATAATTGCACAATCAAAAATAATACGCAACATATTTGCGACAAGAATTTTAATTATTTTTTGATAGTAGTTTTTCCCAATCTAGCAGCGCCTGCCAAGCTGCATTTGATCCTAGGGCTATGCATGCGAATGCGCCTAGTTCTTGCCCAGACTCTAGGTATTCTATTTGATCCTTGCTGATTGTCGATAAGGTGTGGTCAGCCCGCTTCATTTCGCACACAAACGCGATGGAAGCCGGAATAACTATATCGCTTGCACCTTTGTTTAGCGACCCTTGATCGCTGTCTATGGCGGCAGATTGATGGCTTCTCTTGCCCTCGTTCTTTGGGTGAATAGCAACCTTATAATAAGCAGGCCGCAATTCTTTAAGCATTCCAAAAAACTCCTTTTGTTCGGTTGACTCTTGACGGCAATCTTTGTCTCGGTGATTGATATCGCCGTAGATTTTTATGTTTTTTGGTAGGCGCATTATTTATCCAAAATTTAAGCGCATCCCTGCGCGGTTATTAATTAAAAACCATCTAGGCTAGGCGGCGGTAATTGCTCGCTAACGTGCGCGGGGATTTCTTCGGGAGGATTGTTCGCCTCGTCAACCTTGCGCGCCTCTACCATTTTTTTATCATAGAACTCTTTCATTTCAGGCTTAAGCGCTTCCGGCAATTTCGCCCAGCATTCAGCCAAGGAAAGTGCTCCATAGTTTCTTGCAGCGATTAGGCGGGTTGCCCATTCTTGTTTTTCGTTTGCTGGCTCTGCTTGTTGTTGTGCTGGCGCTTGTGTGCGCTGCTGAGCGGGTGCGTTGCCAAGTGCTGCAATAGGGTTAATAGTAATGCTAGACTTCTTGCCCTTAGCAGTCGTAATAAGCAGCGTAGTAACATTACGAACCGCGCTCATTCCTGCAATCTGAATACCGCCGCATTTTTCTTTACCAAAGCGAATCTCTTTATTGCGGAACAGCTCAACGGTTTCTCCAACCCATTTATCAGGATCGCCGCCAAGTAATTCAGTCAAAACGCGACCCATGCCTTTTGATGGCTTCCACGATTTTCCATTATCCCCATAGTAGTTGATAATTATTTTCTGCTCGCTGCCAAGATTGATATTTACGCCGCTAATGACAATTATTTTATTTGCTGCAATAAGATCATCTGCGTTTAACTGGTCGCTCTTAGGCGCAAGCGCTTGCTGTAATGCGTGTACGTTGTTCATCGGTTAACCCTCAATAATTTCAATTTCATCTTCAAAACCAAATTCATAGGCGGCGCGGCCACTTGTCGGCAAATCAATAACCCCGCCACCATATCCATGCCATACGCCACTAGCCTGACACTCCTGCAACAAAGCATAAGCGCCCATGTACATATCGCGGCCAACTTCTAATTGCTGCTTAGTGAGCTTGTATGCTTGCGGCAAGTATGGCGGCTTTTTAGATTGTGCAAGCAATACAACGCGATCAGGTGCAACGCCAAAATGCTGCTCGTATAGATCATGCTGCAATGCCATTTTTAGCCAGTACAAGCACTTTTCAGACTGTAGGCCAAATTTTTCAGGCTTGACGTTAATAGTTGATTTTAAATCCCATATTTCGCCGTTTTTGGTTATCGTGCCATCGGGTGCCATTTCGCCAGCGGGAACTAAAATATCCCAGCGGCATTTTAATATTTCGGTAATGCAAGACACTTCGACCTGCATCTCTGGCGTGAATGTATAGCCGCCTTTTTTTAATGCGCTGCGCATCTTGATAACCATGTCGTATGCGTCAGGATTAAGGATTATTTTCCCTTCGTTTGCTGCGGCATGTTCGGCAATAATCACATCAAGAATCTGCACGTTTTCGCCAGCAGAATTCGCTTGAATAAAGGCGATTAATTCCTCTTTCTTTTTGCCAGAAAATCCTTTGATCCCTGCATCGCGGCACCAGCCTTCTAAATCTTTACCGGTGACAAGCGCCTCAGGATACTCGCTTGCGTCAATACCGCGCGCATAAGTATCTTTAAACAATTTCGGCTCAAGCACGCAGCAATGCAAGCCTGTGCCATTAATCAACGAAGCCGACTCTTTACGCTCGCCGCCAATGTACTCAGCGGGACACGTATCGACAATCTCGGCCATTTGTGACCCGCTAGCCTGCGGAAATTCTGCACTGTGGTAGCGTTCGTTTGAGAGTTCGGATGAGGTGTATAGAGTGGTGTTCATTACACAACACCCCCATCATGCCCAATAGCCAAAAGCTGCTGAATTTTGTCTTCAAGCTGCGCGATTTTTACGTGATGATTTGCGCGCTCGGTTTTGATTTGTTCTTCAATTGAAAAAATCATTGCTTTTATGGCGTCACCGTCAGGCATAGTAAAGCTTACGGTGGTTTTGCCCAAGCATGGGTAACCAGAACTAGATGCATCGTGCCCAAATAGAACTAAATCATCACTGTATGGATCTGCGTGAATAAATCTATCTAGCGTTACCACCTCGCCCGCTTTCGGTATATTTTTCATAATCATTTTCCTGTCAGTTAGTTATTAAATTGCAGCAATCGCAGTATATATCCTATTTTATGTTATGCAACACTTTCGCGGCATTTATTTTTAATCTTCAACCTCCCTTCCGCTGCGAAACGATTTCTTAGCAATAATCGAAAACCCTTTATCATTCTTGCGGTGCGTAATCTTCGCAGGAATGTCAAACATAGCCAAATGACTGGCTAGCGATAGTATTGGGGTGCGCACATTTATACCGCGTGTAATGCCATACTGACGCGGGCAGTGATCACCAAAAAACTTAGCCCACTTAGCTTTCACCCATGCTTCACGCGACATGGGATCAAGGATTTCTTTGGCTACATCGCCGTTTTCTAGCTGATATTCGGCGACTATTTTCTTGCGGTCTTTACTTAATCTGATTGTTCCGCGAACAACAACCTGCCAGTCGTCATCGGTATAATGCTTGCCACTCAAATTTGCATTAGGATCAACTAGCACATGGTCACACTCACGGCATGAGCGCGCCACCTTATCGTTTTCAGTTCCGCACTTTTCGCATATTTTTGATGACCAGAAAAACCCGCAGCGGCCATCTTTGTCGAGCTTGCCCCCCGTCCTATTTATGCATCGGCGCGCAAATTTACTGTTTTCACATTCGCATCGTGGGCATAAAATTATTTCGTCTTTGCGCTTGGCTTTTTCGAGCTGTGCGCGCTCAAGTATCGGATCGTTAAACAAATGCCCGATTGATTCCATTGTCGAGGAGTAATCTAGCACTAGCGCATCATTCTTGGTCATGCCAAGGTCAACATGCTTTTGCTTAAGCAATCGAATAGCGCGGCCAATAAGCTGGATTAATAGCGTTAAGCTGCCTATTTTGCGCAATATAACGATTGTATCTATTGGCGGAATATTCACTCCGACCGTCCAGCATCCAATTTGCAAAACGTATTTTATTTTTCCAGTATCGCAACCTTCTTTTATGATTTTCCGCTGCTTATGCTTGGTCGATTCGGTAATCATGGCATAGCTATTTTCAGGCAGGAATCGTGCTACTTCTTTCATGTGCTTTGATCCTGCGCAGGTAATCAAAACCACATTTCTATTTGCGGTTAGCTTAATAACCTCATCAATAATCGTTTTCGTTAAGTCTTCGTTTTCGAGTGCAATTTTCTGCATCTCGTCCAACTGTTCTTTGGTTAGATCGGCGGTGCCATCTATGCCGCTTGGCTCAACAGATGAAAAATCATATTGCAAATCATCATCGTGACCAGTACCGAAAACAGGCGCATGCACAAAGCCCATCTCGACAAGCTGCCACATGTCGATCTTAAATATTTCTTTTTTCCAAAACTTCCCTTTGATTGGTTCAATGCCGCGAAAAGGCGAACCTGTATATCCGATAATTCGAAGCTTTGGATTGCGTCGATATAGTTCGGCAAAAATGCGCATGTACTGGCTTTCAGGATCATCGTAGCTGCACTGATGGCACTCATCGACAAGAACCAAGTCAAACACTTTATCTCGAAGCGTATGCTCTTCGTCTTCCTTTCCAGCAACCCCCTCGCTAAACAACGAGCGGCAAACAGTGCCCTCGCTGCCAACAATCACAGGGTATTTGGTTTTTTTAAGTCCAACGCTTGCGGAAAAAATACTGTTACGAACCGCGCCAGTGCCATCTCTGCCGACAGTCCACATTTCATCGCTGTTCTGTTCTACAAGCTCGCCAGTGCGCGCAATACTCAAGATACGCAATTGCTGCCTGCCAGTGTCCGCCGATATCTGCTGGGCGCGCTTTGCTATCATGGCCATCATGATAGTTTTTCCAGCCGACACGCTGGCATAAATATAAGCAGGCTCTGTGCTGGCCCTAATATGCTCAACGGTTTTTTCGTAGCAATACCATTGATAATCGTATGGGGTAACCGGCAAAAACCAATCTGCCTTCCTGTCCAAAATAGAATTCATTAACTACTCCTTGCAAACCCAATCGATGTCTCGCAGATCTGGGCGCAACATTTTGCGAGAAAATCCTGCCTTTTTTACTTCCTTTATTCGACAAAACTCTGTTGCAGCTTCTTGGCTTATTTTCTTTCGTGATTTCATGTTGCGTATAGTGCTGTAGTTAATGCCTGATTTTTCTGAAAGCCAAATAGCTGGAAATGCGCTAAAAAAATCATTGGTAACTTTTTTTATTCTTCCGCTTATCTCTAAGTCTGGCTTGCTGTGTGTATTTGCGCGAATTAGTGCGCGAGTGTATTTTATCATTGGCCGCCCCGTATGCATTTGGTAGAAATGCAATTATTTAGTTTTTGCGTCAAATTAGCAACCTTTCTTTTAATTAAAAAGCCACAATTAGTGGCCAAGATTAAAGGATGTTGATGTTTTTCTAGTCACCAGAGCTATTGAATAAATGGTCTTCCTCACTTTCGATATCGCTTCCAGCAATTTCATTTGCGTCAAAAATCGCTTTTTGATGACCGCCAATTTGCTCAGTCTTTGCCTCGGTGCAAACCATAAATACCTTTATACTAGCAGGTATTTGCTCAATTGCCGCATCACTAGCATAGCCCTCGTTGATCACCAGCACATTTTTATGATACTGCATAGCAATCGCGGCGCTAATAATATCAATCGCTTTGTGACGATCTACTCCAGTTATTCCGCTTAGGCATATTTTATGGATTTCTCTGTTCATTTTTGGTTCCTTTGTTATTTAAAAAATCTATTGTGTTTCTATGATTAATAGCTCAATTGGAAATACACGGCCCGTATATTTCCGAGCTATTTTATTTCTTGATTTTGTCGCTTAAATCACACGCAACATTTGTAAGTATTTGATTTATAAACAATCGCAAAAAATAAAAACTGGAAATAAAAGTTCGGGGCCGTTGAATAAACTGTTACATTCACTGGCTAGCTGCCAATATCGTGGTCGGTTTCATAATCAAAATCATCATCTGATTCACCAGCCCAACAGCCACAATCTCTAGGATCAAAATCTTCAAAACCAATATCATCAATGCTTTCATCAGCTTCAATTATTTCTGGTTTTTGCATTTTGTTTATACTCCTAAATTAGATCGCTATGTAAATGTAACCAGCCGTATCAGCGCGACGCAGCTGGAGCGTGCCAATCGCCACTAGTTAAACGGCGCGGCTGTACTAAACGTTATACGCGCTCCATGTCGTCTTCACTAAACCCGTGCAATGAAGCATCACCATTACTTTTATAAGTCATTGAATACAATGGAGTGCCGTCACAATCGCGTGTTTGTTTTGCTACGAAAAGCCTTACACCGTTTTCAAGCTCTACCAAATCACCAACGGCGAATGCGTGCTGCGTAGCATTGTTTACTTCGCGGTAAGTTCGGCCTTGCGAATCGTTTGGGTCTTTTAAATCAGCTATGTTAATCATGTTAATCACTCTGAAAGTTTCGTATAACAATCAGTTGTAAGCGATGCGGATAGAATTCCGCACTGCTCATTTATAAAAAGGCACGCTTAAACATGGGCGTTATGTGCTTTCTGAATTAACTTTTGCATCGCTCTGCGGGTATGCGTGAATGTGCATCGGGCTATCACCATGGCCCCCGCATACACCGTGCTCAAACCCCTTGGCAAATCCTTCAAAGTACGCTTCCTTAATGGCTTCAGCAGCCTGGCAAAGTTCGCACTGCCGTTGTAGCTGTTTGTGTTTGCATATTGTCATGTTTATTGCTCATAATAAATTCAATATAGTTTGCAATTTGAATACACTCATTCGCGGTAAGGCATGGGTTGCTAACCTCGCGCCTTTGTTTTCCGGCAAATCTCATTAATCTAGTAAATGGCTCTGGCTCTATCACTTCGTCACCTCACATAACAAAATTATCAAACGGATGCGGCATAAGTCGCCGCACGTCTCACTATCTACTGCGCACCGTTTATAACGGCGTTATGTTCTCAGTTTAAGAATGTATTTCTTAACTTTCTCGGCCTCTGCTTCCGTAAGCCAGAAGTATTTTCGCTTTAAGCCTTTGGCTTCGTTCTCAGCCTTCTTGCGCGCTACTAGAACGCGCTTTTCAATTGCTGGCATAATTAACCCCAACCCTCATCATCTTCATTGAAAAAATAATTATATTCAGGCTCAGGATTCATAATGTCATTAATGTATTG